CCTTATGAACTTGGTTTCCGTAGAGAATCTGTTGGGTCATCTCCTTCTGATAGTTCTTGAGGACCTTGACCTCTTGGTATTGCTTTGGGCAGTTTATGTAATCCTTGAGAGAAGAGAATGACCAAGTAAACATTAGCATCTCCCATCCATAAGGTTTTCTACATCCCGTTTTAATCTAGCATTTTCTGCCTGTAACTTGTTTATTTCTTCAAGTAGTAGTTGCATTTGTTTACGCAACATTTCCTCACGGGTCTCCTGTTCTATGTAATCCGCTAGGGTTTTAATACTAGCACCGCTATCCACAATGTGTGGGGGAGATGCATTCTGTCTGTCTTCGGTAGTAAACGTAGTCATCTCTGTTGCTCCTTTAATAGTTTTTCAGCGTAGTCAAACTCTTCTTTATGTTTTCTTTCCAGCTCCGCAAATCGTTCTGCCTGTGCCTTATTCATCGCTATGCTAGACTCCAAACCCTTTTCTAATTGGGCAATGTAGTCTGCTTGTTGGCGGAGCATATTGGCGGCATCTTGGTTATAGCCACCATCACCACATAATCCAATTAAATCTGCTAATTCGTATGCGTTCATTTCTTTTGCGCCTTTCTTGCTTCTTTAATTTCTTGAAGCATTCTTTCCATCAGATCTGCGCAATAACCCACAAAAGGAAATTTGGTTGTTCCATTAGCAACACTTCGTGCCAGCCCAATAGTATTTTCAACTGTTCGTATGCTCACCTTTCTCATTTCTCTTGTGCCTTTCCTGTTTCACAAAACATCTGCTTGCTAAACGCATCCAATACCGCTTGCCTTGTTCTGTCATCAGGCATCTCTGCCAATTCTTTATTTATCAACTCAGTCATTTCTTCTATAAACTGCTTTGCTGTTATAGCTATAGCCATTATTTTTCCTGTGCCTTTCTTAATGCTTGCTTAATCATGTCAGCATCAGTTGTCTTGTTGATGATTAAATCGTGTATTTCCTCATCTGTTAGTGTCTTTACCTTGACCCAATGTATGTTTTCTACAATTAAATCCGCCCATTTTTGTATCCCATCAAGATGTAGTCCACAAGCAACTGTTCTTAAATGTGAAATGTATTGTTCTCTATTCATTATTCTTGTGCCTTTCTTAGTATTGCTCTAGCATATTCAATCCAGCCCTCATTAGAATCAATATGGTTTACAACTGCATTACCTACTGCAATTATTTCCTCATCTGTTAGTTCTTTTACTGGATGATGGAATTTATGGGCTTTCCACCCTTCTTCTTTGCCAGCTTCAAAACCTTTTTTAAACTGTTCGTCTAGTTCTTTTACTGGATGGGTATATAGTGGAATCAAATCTTTAAATCCCATTTCTTCAAAGTAATCTACACTTCTTGACACATCACCACCTTGGCTCATCCACGCTACTGGTTCATTGTTCATTTCTCTTGTGCCTTTCTTAGTATTGCTCTAGCAAATTCAATTAAATCAGAACCAAGTGTGTAAGGAACTTTGTCTTGAAATTGCAGTATTTCCTCATCTGTTAGTTCTTTTACTGGATGGGTATAGAGTGGAATAGTATGTTGCTCATCCTGTTCTCTACGCACTACGGCTTTAATAATATGGTCTGCATCCAAAACATCTCGTGAAATCCACGCTACTGGTTCATTCATTTCTGAATCCTATTCCATAACTCGGACAATGAAATTCCTTTGACCTCTTTCCAGCCAATGTGTACACAGGCATACATAATGAACAAGAAGAAGCCAAACACCACCGCAAATATAAGCACCGCACAGGTAGCCACAAACAGGGCAAACATATTTAGTATTGTGACGATCATAAATTTTTCCCACGTTTGCGGATGTCAAAGTTTTCTACTGGGTATCGTTTTGTGCTTGCCTGTCCATTACTCTGTTTCCAGATAACTACAACCGTCTCGTCATCCAAGTACCAGCATCCATCACTAGTATTGCCTGAACTGCCGTAGTTATAGGACTTGCGTAGGGCTGAGTATACTTCTCCCGCATATCTACATTCTTCATCGGTAAGCACAATCTTCCCGCCAGCTTGATTGGGCAAGGTAGCAACTACCCCACCCAGTGCAATAGTAGGAACTAATAAAATAACTGCTAATAATTTTTTCAAAATAACGCCTCCCCTAGTTCACTCAAATCAACTTTCTTTACTGGTTTTTTAACACACTTAAATGTCCAACCCTCACGGGTAGCCACAATCTGTTGAGCCTCTTCCTGTCTATGCACAGTGCGCATAGTTTCCCCGTTTTCATCTTTTATTAGATACATTTTTACTCAGCTTTCTTATAGTATTCGCCGCCCGAATTAGCAACGGGGTACGCCCTATCGCCATAATATGCGGACAACTTGCTTCCTTTTCTAATTCTAATATTAGTTCTTCTTCAGGTACATCTAGTACAGACTCCCTAATCTGAAACCCCATTTTGTATCCTTCTCTCCACGGTCTTCTATGTTCTAGACAGTAGCGTGATACATGATTTACTAACTTACCGCATTTTTTGCAAGGGATATCTTTTTTCATTTTTAACACTCCCCGTATGATTTTGCTACTTTAGTTTCACAGGCGATGGGAAGTCCTGTAGCCCAAGACGGCGCTGCAGACATACATTCCGTCACATAAGAAACTGCTTGCTCAAGTTCTTCCTCTGGCACTACACATACCGCAGCGTCATGCACAGTCAACACTACAGAATATCTTTCCTGAATCTTGAGCATCTGTTCACCCACAATACATCTCGCCAAGGCTTGCACCACATTCTCAACAACAGCGCCACCCCATAGGGAAATCTCTCCCCTGCGAGACTTATAGGAGTATTGGGGCTTATTGTTCTGGATCTCAACTGTGAGGTTAGGGTATCGGATGTAACAACCGCTGGGCAAAAGAATCCCCTCCGAATTGACAGTTAGGCAACGGTGTTCCCCTAGATAATACGGCTTTTTGACTCCAGCGAAAATACTTTCTAGCGCATCCTCTGAATCTCGCCACAGATTTACGATGCCATCATTAGTCTGTCTGTATAGATCAACTATTCGCTTACACTCATCTTCGTCTAGTTCTACGCCAGGAGGGGTAGTCTTTAGTGTGTGCTGTAATTTGATTGCGCCAGTCCCATACCCTAGACCGAGGATACATGTCTTGCCCACGAACCTTTCAACAGGATTATCTTTGGTAACTTTCTTGCCATACACCTCGGAGGCAAACAGGCTATATACATCTTGCTTCTGCGCAAAGGCTTCCACTAGGTCTTCTTGCCCTGCAAGCCAAGCCAGCACCCTTGCTTCAATCTGTGAGGAGTCGGAGTTAATCACCACAAAGCCATCAGGCGCTACGACTGCATTCTTGAGCGTCTTCTTTTTGACATCACGGGAGGGGAGATTTTGAAAGTTAACCTTGTCAGAACCAGCCCAACGACCAGTATGAGCGCCATAATACTTAAGAGGAATAGGAAGACGACCTTTATTACGCTTGCCAATGTCAATGAAACGCTCAATTCGTGACTCCTCCAATGTAGATTTAGTACCAAGACGCACCGCACACAGTTGTTGTATGAATGGGTCTTCGTTCTCTGTCAATGCAATAAAACCCTCGTCATTCTTAGCAAGCGCAAAGGTTTCTTTGCCTGTCGTTTTACTAGTCTTCAACGGTGGTTGAACTCCAAATTCTGTCAGCAGTCCTGCAAATTTCTTGTTACTTGCTAACTTCTTGCGAACCTCTTCTTCGGTCTCGCACTTCAGCTTTTCCATCAAAGATTGGAGTAACACGCTCTTTTCGCTGCGGACTTCGTCTAACCTTTCCATCAGTAAAGCATCATCTACCTCAAGCACAGGTTGTGTATACATGCGTAGCGTCATGTCAATTAGCTTTAGTTCGCCCAAGGGAAAATCCTTGGACATAACATCAAATAGTTTTTTTGTTAGTTCGACATCGTTGATGCAGTAGCGCCCATACTGCTCAAGCTCGCTAGAAGTGAAGCCAGTTATATACTTGCCTTGTGCCTGTTCGACTTCTGTACCTTTTGCGCCAAGTTTGTAGCGTTCTACAAGCGCCATCAATGATGCTGAAGAGTCTACCCCATGAAGCGCACGAGCCATGCATAGGGTGTCAAAGTAAATGTGGGGGATAATGCCGAACTTCCACGCAAGGATTGCGCCATCAAACTGCATGTTGTGGCAAAGCACCGCAGAGTTAGCCCAATCGAACGACATCAGGTAAGGTTTTAATTCCTGACAAGTACCGCTAACCCATGTTGTCTTTGCATCGTCAATCTTCACTCCGACACCAATCGTCTCAAAGCGCTTGTCCCTGATGTATTCTTCGGTCGTGAGTTTACGCAAGGAGAAGTCCTTGTCGTAGTAAGTCTCAAAGTCTAGCGTGATTAATGACATTAAATAAGATATGAAATAGCTACAAAAAAGGGGAGCGCACCGTTAGGCGAACTCCCCAAGAGGACTACTTACTAAGTTTACTGACTTCACGGTTAAGATACCAAAGGGCTTTCTTCAAATCCTCGTTACGACTGCCCTTATGGTCGGCACGAGTAATGTATTTAATAACATTACCAAGGTTGTAA